TGGGGAACGCGATGACCGGCTTCCCGAGCGACGCCGCGACGTTCTCGTTGATCGCGTTCTGCTCCTGCGGCTCGATGGCCGGGTTCAGCAGGTCCTTGGCGTTCGGTATCTTCAGCGTCTCAAGGATGCGCTCCTCGACCTTCCGCTGATTGTAGAGCTGCGGGAGGGCCGCGCTCCGCGCCGCCACCGCCTGGGTCTGGGCGAAGCGCTGCGCTTCGCTGAAGATGTTCGGGTCGCTGACCGGCGCGACCGACATCGGGCCCTGGAAGTCCTTGCGCGTCGCCAGCTTCTCGCCGGTCTCGGCCTTGATGTTGTCGTCGTCGAGGTACTCGGCGTTGAGCCGGTGGAGCACCATCAGCAGGCGTTCCATCGCCTGATGCAGACGGACGTGGATGGCGCTGAAGACCACCATCCCCTGTTCCATGCGCGCCAGGGTCGTGCCGACCGGCGCGTTGGGGTTCATGTCGGCCGTGTCGTCGAGCGCCGTCCGCACGGCGCCCTTCGCCGCGTCGACCACGAAGCCCAGGAGCTGGAAGAGCGTTTGGTTCGGACCCGGGAACGGGAACGCCATCAGCACCTTGCGGATGTCGTCCTGCGACAGCGAGCCCTCGATCTCGGCGATCTCGCCCGGGTTGGGCGACATCGACTGGCCGCCGCTCGATCCGCCCTTCAGCTTGACGGCGGTGGGGACGTTGGCGATGTGGGCGCTGTCGAGCAGGGCGCGGAGGGCGCCGGTCGCGGCCGCCGAGAGGCCGCCGATCATGTGGACGATGCCGATGGGGTAGGCGCCGCGCCACGGGATGAAGGGGAACTCGATGACCCAGATCAGCTCCTCGAAGCTGTCGTCCTCGCGGGCCCAGTTCCGGTAGAGGCCGAGCACCTCGTTGGTCGTCTTGTCGACCGTGATGATGTAGGGCGCCGAGCCGTCCGTCTCTTTGTCTTCCTCGACGTCGAGGGAGGCGTAGACCTCGTAGACGGTGCGCAGGCCGTCCTCGTTGTACGCCGTCGGCGTACGCCCCTCTACGGCGTCGTTGGCCTTGGCGGCGGCCGTCTGCTCGGGGTCCATCGACGCCGAGACGAGGTCGACGTCGCGGTAGAGGCCGCTCGCCACGCGGTCCTCGTACTCGGCCTGGGTGATGTACTGGACGTGGGTCTTGCGGCCCGCCGTGTAGAAGTTCGTCGCCGCGAACGGGATGAGCATGTCGTCGATGGCGACGAACTGAAACTGGGGGCGGTTGCGGCGACGGTCGAAGGCCAGCTTGAGGTACTGGCCGCCACCGAGCGGCAGCTGGGTCAGGAGCTGCTCCAGCTCGGATCGGAACTCGGGCGCCTGCTTGGTCAGCTGCCAGTTCATGAGCGCCGACTTGCGCTTCCCGAGGTTGATCTTGTCCTCGGTCGGGTCGCCGATGATGTCGGGCTTCACGGGGCCGCCGGGCGGCATCAGCTCTTTGATGGCGCGGGCGGCGAAGTCGACGCAGACCTCGGTCAGCACGGGGTGGACGACCTTGCTCGCACCCTCGAAGTCGGCGCCGCCGGGCGCCTCGTCTCCGAGGCCGGTGCGCTGGATGCCCTCCGCGTACTGCTCGTCGCGCTTCTTGCGGGCCTCGCGGTCGCGTTCGATCAGCTCGACGAGGTTGAGCGCGGCCCGGTTGAGGACGCGGGCCGGGAGCGTCTCGGCGAGGTTGGCGTAGAAGTCGTCTTCGCCCTCGGCCTCTGCCTCCTCGCCGTCGAGCGTCACCAGTGCGCCGCCGTCTTCGAGGTCGATAACACGGTCGTCGTCTTCGACCTCGAAGACTTCGTCGTCCTCGTCTTCGACAGCATCGGGCTCGAACTCGTCGTCGATCTCGGCCACGATCTACCTCGCGTAGGGGTTCTGACGCCGCTTGGGCGGGTCGACGACCTCGGGTCGCTTCGTCAAATCTACACCGTCGAGCATGTTCTTGTCCATGAAGAGCCTGATCGCCTGTGTCGTGCTGTCGACGAAGTCGTCGTGACCGCCGTTACGGGCGCCGGTGAACGAGCACAACTGGGAGACCATCTCGTCGCTCCAGGACATCGGCTGGCCCGATATCTTGCCGCTCTCGGGAAGCCAGATCAGCCCGTTCTTGAAGACCTGGGAGACGATGTGCAGGCGGCTCAGCTTGTCGGCGCGGCCGGGGTTGTAGCCGTGCGTGAGGATGTCCTGGCGCTCCAGGCTCTGCCGTAGACTGATGCCGCTGCCCTTCTCTTCGATCAGCACCAGCTCGACCTTGCGGCCGGACAGCAACGGCTTGTTGCTGCCGAACTTGGGTTTGATCAGCGCACGGTCCTGGTCGTCGCCGTAGGTGTACTGCAGCTCTTTCTTCACCCGCTCGATGAGGTCTGGAAGACCGAGCCGGTCCTGCCAGCAGTCGAGCAGCATCACGTTGCGCTTGTTCTCGTGGTAGAAGACGCCCCACACCGTGCATGCGCTGTAGTCGGGGTCGCCCGTCTTGCGATCCAAGGTTTCCTCAGTGAACGCCGTGTCGAGCGACATGACGATCCACTCCAGGTCCGGTAGCGGCTTACCGTTCGGCCAGAGCTTGAACCACGAGCGACGGATGATGCCCGCCTCCTCAGGGTCGATCATCTCGCCGTATAGTTCCTGGCGCCCGATGACCGTGCCTTCGTACTTGAGCAGCTCGTCGTAGAACGACTGCGGCAGGTTGGCCTTGTTGTCGAACGTCGTGCCCAGCGTGATGACGCGGCCGCGCTGCGGCTTGGAGAGGTCGCGGACCAGGGCCAGCGGCTTGGGTGTCGTCGTCCACACGACCTGGGGCAGCGGACCCAGGCGCAGGCCGAATATCATCATGTCCCAGGTGTCGCGAGGGTAGAGCCACGCCGCCAGCTCGTCGCAGTTGTGTACTAACACCCCGTTGGCAAAGTATTCGGGCTCTTCTTCTACTTTAATACAGTACACGTACTGTAGCCCCGAAGGTTGCCACGTTGACACAACGCTGGCTGCAGAAAGTTCCAAGCCTGGACCTAAAACCTGCTCCGCAGTTGCTGCAAGCTTTGTCGACAACTCTTGCGGCGTCGGCTTTTGTCTGACTGCATCGCCTGCAAATTGGCTTTGGGGTGTACACCTTCCTGGACAGCGCGACGCCGCAGTCGAAGCACGGAACATCGAACGTCGGAACAGAAGACCAATCGCGTCGAGGAAGCGGGTCTTTTGTGAGGTGGTGGGATCGGTGCGCGCTCCGAGGCATGCAGCCGAGGTTTTCGATCCGGTTGTCACCTCTGTCTTCATTGATGTGGTGGACGTCGTAGCCCGCCGGTATCGGGCCGTGCTCCTGCTCCCAGACAGCTCGGTGCAGCCTGAGAGTGCGCTTAGGTTTTTGGGCCTTGTCGGTGCGTTCGTAGTAGCTTCCGCCGTAGCGGTGCCAGCGCTTGCCGCCCCACTCGACGCAGACAGCACACATACTTCGTCTCCGACGCGCAGACGATCCAGTCTCGTCCAACCATTCGAGTATACTGGGTGTTCTGCGGTCCCTTCAAGATGCGTGCCGTTAGAAAACGAAACCACGCCGACCGGCGCCTTTCGCTTGCTGCTGACAAGCACACGACGCGGGCCTTTGCGGGTGAGCACAAGGTCTCCAGGACGTAACGTCTCGACGCCTCTGGAGCCGCTTGGTGTGGCCACCGCCGTACCGGAAACAAAGCACCAGACCCGGGCGTGCTGCGGGCCGCGCAGTCGCTCGTAGGCGTCGGAGCCGAAGCCTCGGATCGTCGCGCCGTTGGACAGGATCAGGACGCGGTCGTTCGAGGCGTAGTGCTTGACGTGCTCGGGCGGGATGACGTTGAGCAGGCCCGCCGGGCCCTCGAAGCACGTGAAGCGGACGTCGTTGAGGGTGGGGGCGATGACCGCCGAGGGCAGCGCCTGGGGGTCGTCGAACGTGGCGCGGCCGAGCCACTCGGCGCCGACCCGGGTCTTCCCGAAGCCGCGTCCGGCCCGCACGCCCCACTGCGTCCAGGGCTCGCCGTCTGGGCCCGCGACGGGCGGCAGCTGGTTCTTGCGGGCCGTCGCCAGCCAGGAGAGACGCCAGTCGAGGTCGGCCAGCTCCAGTGGCGTCAGGGCCAGCAGCTCTTCGGCGGTGACCGGCGCCTCGATCACTCGGCCTCTTTGCCGCCGAGCTTACCGGCGTTGGCCAGGATGCGCTCGACGAGGCTCTTCGCGCGGTCCTCGACAACGACCGGCCCGCCGTCGGCGCCGGTGTGCTCGGTGCGGCTGGTGTCGATCCAATCCTTCCGGAAGCGGGCCGTCATGTTCTTGGTCCAGATGGGCGCATTCAGCTCGCCCGTGACCGCCCCCTGGCGGCCCGTACGCTCCCACCAGGACTGGCAGAGGACCTTGGCCGTATGTAGGGCTGCAGAAAATTCTGGGTACTTCTCAGGCCAGTCAGTCTCTACCGTGGTGCGCGTGACACCGAAATAGCCAGCCATTTCAACGGTGCTGCAACCCTCGCCGCCCATGCGGATGACGACGTCGCAGAACTCGGGATCGTAGAGCGTCGGACGACCGACCTTGTAGATCGTCGGGAAGGGCTCCGCGAAGGTCTTCATCATCTCCACGCGCGCCGGTGACGGCACGTACTTGGAGGGCTTGCGCTTCGGGGGGCGAGCGACGCGAGGGATGCTCTTGTCGGTCTTGGGCGTAGCCATTGGGTCCTGGCCTCGATGAACAGGCCAAGAAATGCAGGCAGACGTGAAAAAATGCAAGACCAGGGGTTTACAGCGGGCAAATCGCCCTCTATATAGCGGGGGAAGACACGGAGCACACGCCATGACCACCGCCCTCTTCCAAGCCTTCACCGCCGCCGACGCCGCCTGGAACGCGGACGAACTGAACCTGGACCTGCTGCGGGCGTCGGACGCTGCCTACGCGGCCTACATGGCCGCAGTGGCGGCGACCCGCGCCGAGTGGAACGCCATCCCCGAGGGCAACGGCAAGTTCAGCGCCGAGATCAACGCCCACGACACGGAGGGCACCGACATCGACGAACTCTTCTGGCTGGAAATCGCCATCCGCACCTACGAGATCAACGGCGAGGAATAGCCGCCCCAGACATCGCGCCCAGCGCCCGCAGCCCGGAGCCGAGAGATCGGTGGCCGGGCCTAGGGCGTGCCAGACAAGGAGCACACGCCATGACCGCTACGAACCCGAACGACGAGCCTCTGACGCTTAACTCTTTGAACGAACTGCTCACGACTGCGTGGGCAAAAACGCTGCCGTTATCAAGCGAGGAACGCACGCTGGAAGCGTTACAACACGCCGTCCGTCTTATGTTGGAGGCAAACGAGAGTACTTGACGCCGGGCAAATCGCCCTCTATATAAGGGACCTCGACACGCCAGCCACGGAGCCCCGACCATGTGCCAGACCTGCGGAAACCCCACCCACGACCTCCGCCTCCGCGCACGGGGCTCCGTGGCGGCCGCCGCCCGCGCCGCCTTCAACGCCGAGCCGGTCGCGGCCCCCAAGCCCTGGCACGAGCAGTACGCCGACGAGTACGCGTGGCTGGTCGCCAAGGCCCCCAAGTCCGGCTTCGCGGCGTCCCTGCTGTCGGGCCTGACCCGCTACGGCTCGCTGACGCCGAGGCAGCTGGAGACCGTCCAGCGGATCGTCCGCGAGGACGCCGAGCGCGCCGCCGCCCCCAAGCCGACGGGCGTCTCCGTCGACATCAGCAAGGTCATCACCTCGCTGAAGGCCGCCCGCTCGCACATCCTCTACCCGAAGCTGCGCCTCGCGGGCTTCGTCTTCTCCCTCGCCGGAGCCAACAGCGCCAACGCGGGCGCCGTCTACGTGAAGTCCAACGGCGACGTCTACCTCGGCAAGATCATCCCGACGGACACCGGCGCCCGGTTCCTCAAGAGCCGCGACTGCAGCGCGGAGACCGAGGCCCAGGTCATCGCCTCCGCCCAGGACCCCGAGGCCGCCGCCGTCGCCTACGGCAAGGAATACGGCCGCTGCTCGTGCTGCGGGCGCACGCTCACAGACCCCGAGAGCATCGCTCGCGGCATCGGCCCCATCTGCGCCGAGCACTACGGCTGGTGACCCCAGCCGCCCGGTGTCGATGGGAGTTGACACCGGGCGAAACGCCCTCTATATAGAGGGGGACAGCCACGGAGACACGCCATGATCTACCGCCCGACAGACGCCGAAGCCTACGCCCTGGAAGCCCTCGTCGACTTCGCTCCCGACAACGTCAAGGCGCAGGGCTTCGTCAGCACGGTGCGCGAACTCGAAGAGAGTGCCCGCGACATCCGCGCATACCCGGAGCAGCCCCCCAGCCGCATCCTCACGGCCACGCTAAGCCTGATCTACGACGACACGCGGGAGACCTACCGCCAGATCGCGCAGCTCGCGGCCGAACTGCGCGTGTCCTGACCGCCCCGCAAGCCCGACCCCCCACGCCAGCCACGGAGACACGCCATGAAGTCCGCCGAACTCTTCGCCCAGATCACCGACCGCATCGCCGCCCAGATCGACGCCGGTGTCGCCCCCTGGCGCAAGCCCTGGACCGCCGACAGCGCGGGCCTCCCCCGCAATGTCTCCGGCCGCGCCTACCGGGGCGCCAACACGTTCTGGCTCGCCCTCGCCCAGGCCGCCAAGGGCTACCCGACGCCCGTCTGGCTGACCTACAAGCAGGCCCAGGCCGCCGGGGGCTCCGTCCGCAAGGGCGAGACCGGAACCGCCGTGTTCTTCTGGAACTTCTCCGAGAAGACCAACGCCGCGACCGGCAAGGTCGAGAAGGTCGTCTGGGCCAAGGTCTACACCGTCTTCAACGTCGCCCAGTGCGACGGCATCGAGGTCGCGGCGCCCCCCGCCAGGACCCAGATCGAGCGCCACGCCGACGCCGAGCACGTCATCGCCGCGACGGGCGCCGTCATCCGCCACGGGGGCGACCGCGCCTTCTACTCGCCCTCCGCCGACGTTGTCTGCGTCCCCCACGCCGAGACCTTCGTCGACCGCGATGCCTACTACGCCACGGTCTTCCACGAGATCGGCCACTGGACGGGCGCCAAGGCCCGCCTGGACCGCCAGTTCGGCAAGCGCTTCGGCGACGACGCCTACGCCTTCGAGGAGCTGGTCGCCGAGCTGACGGCCGCCTTCGTCTGCGCCTCGGTGGGCGTCTCGAACCCCGACCGCGAGGACCACGCCGCCTACCTCGGCCACTGGTCGCGCATCCTGAAAGCCGACCCCAAGGCCTTCATCACGGCCGCCGGGAAGGCCCAGGCCGCCGCCGACTACATCCTGGCGACGGCAGCCCAGAGCGAAGAGGAGGACGCCAGCCAGCTGATCGCCGCCTGACGCTGAGCCCCTCCCGCTGAAAAATAATTCACGGGAGGGGTTTACACCGGGCGATACGCCCTCTATATAGAGGGGGAAGACACGGAGACACGCCATGAACGACCGCCA